CTACACCAACGTTCCCACTCGCATCAACAAACAACCGCCCAGTGCCATTAGTGCTCAGGGCTAGTTGATCTGCGCCGGGGCTGTAGATGCCCGTATTAGCGTCAAAGTAAATGGACGGTGATGCAGCACTACCTACAGGAACTCCAAGAGCCCCAGTCATAGTATCGCCATTAAGGCTTACTGTAGTAGTATCAACGTAGTTCTTTGTTGCAGCATCTTGAGCACTAGAAGGTTCAGCAACATTAATGATCTTATTGCTGTTCATAGTCAGCACATCATTAATGCTGACATTACCAGTACCATCTAGCAAACTATTACCATTCAAATCAAGGTTAGCACCAAGAAGAGCATTACCACTAGGATCAACAGCAAGTGTAGACAAATCAAGTGGGAATGAACCAACAGCAACAGAAAGACTATTACTTTGCTGATCAACAACAAAGAAGTTACCTAGTTTAAACTTACCGTTTTGATCAGTAATAGCAGTCCAAATCTTACCGTCATTCAACTCAACAATTTGAGCAGCATCAACGGGTACACCACCGTTCTCAGGTAGTGCAGAGTAGTTAGTGCCAGAACCACAGTACTCCATGGTATGACCACTAGAGGCAACCATAGAACGTAGGTAGAAGCTAACAGCAGAGCCACTAGCAACAGCACCATCAAGACCAAGGTTCTGAGTTCTATCAGCAGGGTTGGGGCGACTAATAGTAACATCCCATCCAGCACCATTAGCAGTAGCAGACAAGATTGGGTAAGTATTACCACCGATGTCTACAAGCATATTACCTTGTGGACGTGTAGCACTACCATGCCAGTTAGCGCCAGCAACCGGAGCACCAATGGTAAAGGTAATAGCTTGATCAGCTGCATTAGCAGTTGTTGTGGCTGTAAAGATTGCAGTAGTCGAACGACCATCAGCAATCAAACCATAACGACCAAAGTCAGTAGTAGAAGCAGCAAGGTTAGCTTGACCACCATTTAAACACTTAATGTGATAGTGGTTAAAGAATGCATAGCTACTTGTTGCTTGACAATAACCATTGTTAGTAACAAGGATACCAGGACCATCAAGACCAACATGGGTGTAGCTATCACACACCATAGAACGAAGTGGGCTGTTGCTATTAACAACAGAACCATCAATCAAAAGACCACCACCAGTTGGTGCAGAATCAGTGTCTCCAGCACTACCACCAGCAGGGGTGTGTGCATTCAAGTTAGCATTATCAATCTCAGAGTCAGAGAAGTTAGTGCAGTTTTGAATATAAGGAGACTTATAAATCATTGCTCCGGGGTAGAACGAAACGTTCCAACCTTGGCTAGGAGGTAGACCATAAGTACCATCAGGATCAATAGAACCTGCAGCACCTCGTACACCACTAGCTTTAACACCAGTTAAAGTCAGGTTTTGAAGGAAGGTACCACTGTTAACACGGAACAGTGAATTTTCTTCAGTAGCTGGTGTAGGATGAATAATACAACTACGAAGGGCTGTACCAATAATCGACACATCCTTTTTAGTGATATCAATTGGAGCTACTTCCTGATAGACACCAGGAGCAACTACAACAACACTACCATCACCATAAGCTGCATCAGCATTGATCTGATTGATAGCAGCTTTAATGGTTTGCTTGGGACGACTAATACGGTGACCATCATTACCATCATCACCAGCAGTTGCATCAACATAAACAACCTTAGGTTGGTTAGTGAACGCACCACCAGAGGCTACTGCAAGCCATGCTGAGCCATTCCAAACAGAAACTGTAAGGTCTTGGTCATTCTGCAACCAAGTCTTACCTACAGCCCAGTTAGAACCCACAGGAGTGCTTGCCTGCACCAAGGTGTCAAACCGTTGAGCAGCAGCATAAGTAGTAGGGATACGACTATCACTGTCCCAAGAAGGACTACCAGCTTCCTGTTCAGCATAAGTGATGATATCTTCAGCCTTAATGCGATCTAGATCAACCGAACCTGCACCAATACCAAGAGTAATAGTACCATCACCATCATCAGTTACAGTGATACCTGTGCCATCGGTAGCAATATCACTAGTAATAGCTGCATCAATTTTACTATCAATTCGATCATCAATAGCAGCTGTAGAAGCAATCTTGGTATCATTACTTACCCAAGTATTGCCGTCATAAAGGGTGTTATCAAAACGATCCCAATAGTATTCTTTCAGGTAAGCATCTACATCATCGGGAATACCTTGGCAGTTAGCTTCTTGAATAGCATAACGAAGTTGTTCAAAGTTTCGATTAAGGTCATCTGAACGGATAGCAGAACCTGGATTAAACAACGCTCGGATATCATCAATATTAGTGATACGACGAATCCGAACGTTATCAACAGTAGGTTCACCAGGATCAACAGGTACAGCAGGAGCCGGTGGAGCAGTACCTGTAAACTCTACAATGGTGGGGTTAGCATCAGTTACCTGCCAAGGGTAGGTAGCATCAGTCGTTAGCTTTTCGTTCCATTCTTTAGTTGTAGCGTTCCAGAAATAAACGTGGATTTCAGATTTAAAAATGTACGGGAAATCAAATGAGAACTGTGTTTTAGTCCCATTACCCGCTTGAATTGTTTGTACGTCAGCGCACGACATAATTGTTACTTACGAATTGAAAGGGCGGGATTAAGTGTTTCACCAGCAATATTAGCCTCTTCAATCAAATCACGTTCAATTTGACGAGATTCAATTTGAGTAAACATTTCAGCACTCATCTCACTATAAGCGATTTCCTCAGCAGCACTACGTGCTTCAGACAACCTAGTGTAAAGATCATGCCACTTTCTAATTGATACCTGATCAGATTTCAAACCACTTCTACGTGCATCACGTAGTTTAGCAATACTATCCCAATCACCAGCGTCACGCATAATCTCTTGGATAGCACGTTTGAAATGACCACCAGTACCCATAAGACGGAAGAGTTCAGAACGTTCAGTTGCTTCAAGTTTTACACCATCCTTGGTACGGAAGGTAGTGTTGATATCGAACTCCATCTCTTGAAGGAAGCGTTCTTCAGGTGATTGCTCAGCGTGAACCTTAATGGGGCTGTAAGCATTCCAGATACGTTGCAGAAGACCATAACCATTAGCCTTCTCACCAGTCACCGGACTATAAACATAGGGATGACGGTTAGACATATCAAGGTAGCTGTTACGGTTAGAGATCAATGAGAAGAACTCATTATCAACTTCCCTCAAACCTTCACTAAAGATACGAGACCATTCAGCACGTTGTCCAGCAAGGGGACCAAGGCTGTTAAGGAATCCAGCACTCCAACGAGTCAAAGCACCTTCGTTACCGCTAACAATATCAAGCAATGGTTTGATAGTAGACAAAGCAGTACGATCAGTGATAGATGCACCAATCACAAAAGCTGTTTTCTCAAAGAGACGTTCAACAGCTGCTTCACCAAGCATATCAAAGTTATCTGCGATGTTAGCTACAAGAGCCATAGCATCTGCAAGAGGTCCCATTGCTTCATAGGAATACCACTTACCGTCAGCACCTTTGATGCTACGAGGTTTCCAATTGGAGTTCTTTTCACGAGCACGTTGGATCTCTTTGTCGTAGATACCATCACCTGTGATACGATCATTCAAAGCGAGACTAATAGCTCCCGTTACAGCAAGACCACCGAGAGCTTTACGCCCCCTTGTGGTGTACTTAAGGTCAGCGATTTTGTTTTGCTTAGCGATAGTATCAAGGTTCTCTACATCAATGTTACGAGCACGCAGCAGTTCATCAACACGTGCTTCGTTGCTAAGTAGATCATCCAGCTTGACATAAGCTAGCTCGTTAACATCACGTTGGAATGGCATCCAAGGTCCGTACTTACCACCCATATCAATTAAATTCATACCAGTGGTAGGAAACATCATGAAGGGACGTAGACCAGGGATAGTATTAACCAAAGATGTAACACCTTTAGCAAGATTGCTATCAATGTTCAATGCCATTTCAGCTGTAGCATATTGCACAGCTTCATCTTTAAGAAGACCATCAGCACCAAACATCTCGCTGTAGTACTTATCAGCAAGAGGTTTAACGTTCTCTTTAGTTACTTCCTTACCAGAAGATACAAGTTCATCCATAGCACGGAAGCGTGCCTCAGCTGATGCATTAAATGCTCCAGTAAGACCATCAGTTGCAGTCATGGCATTAACACCAAACCGCAATACTGGATCCTTACCAAGATCATTTAACATCTCCATTTGGTTAACCAAGTATTGAAGACCATGGTTACCTTCCTGTGCCTGACGTTGTGCAGACATCTTCAGGAATTCAAGCTCCCGTTCTTGTGAAAGCAGAAGGTCGATACGTGTACCAGATCGTACAGAGTTAGGTTCTTTAGATGCACGCATAAAGACATCACCAGCATAAGGTAATGCTTTCTTCAACGTATCTCCAATAGAGCTGTAAGCAATCCAACCACGTTGAATAGCTTTCATATCTCCAGCCATTGCAGCACCTGCAAAGTGAGAGATAGGTTGAGAGATGATACCACCAAAGTTACCAACCAAAGCTTCAATAGGTGTCTTAAAGGCAGACAACATATTATTGAAGATGTTAGACCACACACCAGCAACAAGCTTGTTCTGTACATCTGGGTTAAGGTTAACAAGACCTTTACCAAGATCAGTAGTCATCTCAGAGATCCACTTATTCATCTTAACAATAGTGTCAATATCACCATTGGTAAGTTCATAAGCGAACAAGAACTCATCCATCAAACGAGGTTGATTGAAAGAGATCTGTCTCAAGGTATCAGCGAAACGTTGGGAGTCTTGGAAGATCTTATTAGCTACATCACCAGCTCCATCAACAGTAGCAAGGTTGTAACCTTCAATGTTACGGAAACCATTCTGAACAAGTTGGATCAGGTTAGCCTTACGGTTCTTGTAGTACTTAGCAGAACCAGACAACTGATTGACATACTGCATCAAGTCAATAATCTTTTCTTGAGCAGCTTCAACAGCAGAAGACCCTTCCATCAGACGTGCACCTTCTGCAAGGTCAGAGATACGTCCAGACAGAGAACCAGCAAGCAACGATTGAGCACGACCAATGTCCATACTGGTGAGTTCAGTACCAAACCCACGCAATGCACGTGCAGCCATAGCGAAGCCTTCCTCAACCATTACTTCACGTCCATCTTCACTACGAAGAATGAATGGTTCAAGGACTTGACGTACTTCTTCTTTACTCATCCGAGGATCAAACAATTGAATTGCCAGATCTTCGTTAGCATCCATTACATCATCAAAGGTGACCTTCCAACCATCACCTTCCATACCAATACGACCTGCTTGCTGCAATTGATCAGCAAGACCAAGAACAATGTCTTGAGCATTGTCACCACTCTTCAGTGCATACTTAAGAGCAGGTTCAGAGATCATATTACCAAGACGACCGTAGACAGTATCTAGGTTTTTAGAGATACGTGCTTGGTCGATAGCAGCACCTACTACACCGAAGTCATCTACAGTACGTACACCAAGTTCTGTGTAGTCAAAGAGATCATGGACACCTTTAAGAGGTACATCCATGTTGGGGCTTTCAGAAAGGTTGTAATAACCTACCTCATCCAACGCTTCCTCTTGTTTGATAGCAGATGCAGTAATAGCATCTTCAGGGTCCATAGAGGAGGGCTTGGGAGCATTAGCTTCGAGCCATGCACGTGCTTGGGGTGTCTCTCCTACAAGACGATTAGAGCGACGTAGAGAAGCTGCTGCATCAACCATAGCTCCAGTGAACTTAACGACACCCTCAGCAAGAGCCGTAAACGGTCCCATACCAAGATCTTCGTAGATGTTCTTCTTACGCTTAAGGTCCGGTGGATCATCCTTAAGTGTAGCTAGTGAATCAGGAATAAAATCCCAGGTATTGGGGAAGTTCTGTTTAAGAGTACCAGTTAGGTTATCCTCCTCATACTCGCTACTAACAGCACCAACGGCAACACCAGCTGCTGATTCAACACCCAGTACACCAGCTGCTTTAACGAAAGCATTATTACCAAGAGACCAGCCAATACGTGAATGTGCTGCAGTACCACCCCTGATACCAAGCCTAGAAAGGATAATAGTTGGTGCTACAACTGATGCAATCTCTCGAAGTGCTTGGAGATGTTTAGTTTGAAACTCAGGTGGTTTAGGTACATTAACACCAGCAATTTTGTTGATAGCTTCTACACCAAAATCAACAAGACCAGCTGGTACGGTCATCGCACCTTCTGTTATTTGACGTGCAGCATCACCAATATCAAAACCTTGTTGCCACGGGAATTGTTGTTCTTGTTGCATCCCAGCCGTAGCGGGTTGCGGGGTTTGAGCTTGTCCAGGTTGTCCTCCCGTAGGAGTAGTTGCCATTTGAGCGGCTTGAGCAGCAGCCTCTTCAGATTGCCGCTCAAGTTCCATCTGGGCTTGTGCTTCCTCAGATAGTTCCATCTCTCCTGGATCAACCCTAAACATCTCTGTAGGATCGTATTCCATAGTTTAATTCAACATGTAATAAAGGTTTGGTCTACCATAAGCTTGTTCATACGCTTGTGGCGTATCTTTCCAATCAAACCTAGCACGTGAAGTGCTGTTACTAATAATCATACCATCTGCTCCAACAATACCGATATGAGGGTAAGGGTCAGTTGGATGATTGTCCTGCATGATAGCAATAGCTCCTGGCATAGGACCAGAGACACGTCTACCACGTTCGTCAAGGACTCGCTTTACCTCAGGTACATAAAGACTATTACCCCAAGGTACATCCATACCAGCAGCACGCATTACTTTATTCAACGCCCAGACACAAGCATTACGTCCAGCATCAGGACCATCGCTTGTATCCATACCAATGTAGTTAAGTGCGCTAGAAGTAAGACGCATGTTACTGTTGCTTGTACGCATAAGATGTGGGTTATTAAGTGAAGCTGTAGAACCACCGTACTTATACAAAGCTTTAGTGAACTTCTTACCGTGGTTAATCATCTCAGTCTTCTTAGGACCGTCAGGCATCTCACCACGTACATAAGCATCATAGTTACCAGGACCTGCATTATATGCCATAGCAGCTGCTACAGGATCCTTATACCTATCAAGCATCTGTTTGAAGTACTGTGCACCATAGGTGATGTTAGCTTGTGGGTTCTTCCAATCATTCTGTGCAAAGAAGTTAGGATGAGACCTACGATTGATCTGCATCACACCAAAGGAAGATCCATTATAGCTAACACTATCAGCTTTATGTGTACTTTCAATTTCACCCAACGCTGCAAGGAATGCAGGATTTACACCTACTGCTTGCCCAGCTTGTTGATAAACCATACCAAGATTATTAGGTACAATGGTTGGGTTAAACGTATTAGCTGAACCTAGACCACGTGCAGAGCGATCAGCACTAGGTGTCTTATAAAGAAGACGTTGGAAGGATGGGCTTACTGTTTGCCCAGTAGTCTGTAGAGACGGGGGTGGTTGCAAAGCAGGAAGACCAAGAGCTGCAAATTGACGGTTAATAATAACCATAGGGTCTAAACCATTAGACATACCGGCAACAGCTAGCACATCTTGAGGGATAGTGAATCCAGGTTTACCGTAATTCCTAGCAATTACTGGAGCTTCTTCTGCAGTGATAATAGAGTTCTTAGTGCTGATAACCCTTTCCAAACCATTCTGTCGAATGTTCTTTTGTAGTTCACTGAACCTACGGTTAGCCTGTTCTACAGCAGACAGAGCACCTTTATTAAGGTTAGGGAATGTTGCAGAACCACCAGGAGCATCAGGTTTACGGAACCAAGGGCTATTGGGATCCCTAGCACCTGCTTTTACTTCTGCATCCAAAGCTTGACCAATAGTAGTAGCAGCTTGGTTGAAGTCCATACCACCTGCTACAGCCCGATCAACACGTGCCCGGTATTCAGCCTTCATACGTTCTTGAAGGAAGACACTAGAAGGTGTGTTAGGTTTGTTAGTACCAAAAGAGGTTACACCATTAGCAGTAGCTTTGAAAGATTCAGCAGTCTCTTTATAGATACCTTGGTTGTAACGTGCTTCTTGTGCTTTATAACGCTCAGCCAATGCCCTACCTACTGTAGGATCTAGGGCTTGTGCAGCAGCAACAGCTTCACGTGTAATAAGACCATCAGGAATAGCTTCTAGCTTTTTAATACCCTCAGCTTTTTGTACAGCTTCAACAGTATAAGAAGCTTGGAACCTTAGGATATCAGCTGGTACTTTACCGTATGTATTACGGAAGAACTCAACAGCAGCATCAGCATTAGATTGAGTTGGGTCTTGAGTCAAACCTTCAAGGATGCGCTCAGAGTCTTTAGTAAAAGTAAGGTCATCCATTTGAAGCTGACGCTTTTCATACTCAAGTTGTGATTTAACCCGAGCTTCTTGCATATCAGCAAAACGACCTGGCCACTCTTCAGCAAATGTCCTACCGTTACCTTTGAGATCCAGTGCAGCTAGTTCCTCCATGGAATAACGGAGGTTACCGTTTTGATCCCGAGTAGTAGCTAGCTTCTCGTATTTATCAAGTGCTCCACTATATCCAAGGTTAGGGTCAGCTGCCCACTGACGGAATGCAGTAGGACCATACCTAGCTAAACCGTCTGGGTTATTATAAAGGGTGCTCTCAATGAGATCATTACGTTGTGCGTAAGTATCTTCAATCTTAAACTTCTTAGCTGAAGCATGTTGGAGTTGACGATACTTCTCGAACTCCTGCAAACCAGGAAGTAAGAATTGATCCTCAAGACCAACAAGGTTATTCCTTTGAAGGACAGTACGTAGAGCAAGAAGGTTGACACGATCCATCAACTCAGGATCTCTACGTGCATTAGCAAGAGAAACCTTCTGACCTTTATAATCAATAGTCAGGTCAGAACCCATCAATGCTTCAGCAACAATAGGTACCTGATTAGATATGATAACCGAAGCTTGACCTTTGTTGGAGAAATGGGTTAAGGCTGGGTTACCAAACCTAGCTGTTGCAATTGCCTCAGGATCCGCACCTTCTGCTTCTTGTGTTTTTAGAATACCTTCAAAAAGCTCAGATTGCTGTAGAACTTGAGATTCAAGGTTCTTAAACTCAACCTGTTTAGCGTAGTCTGGATCAACAACAGCAGCAATATATCCTGCTTGGATATCCCTTTTCTCTTGCTCAACTTCACGTTTAGCAGTCAAATCAGCCGCAGTTTTACTGAAGCCAGCAAGGCTACCAAAGATCTGTTGTGATGCTTGAGAAGTTACATCAGCTTGTCTTTGGGAGGTTTGAACATCAAGTTGATTTTGGAGAAGCTCAGCTTTCATGTTCTGTTGTTGAACATCAAAGTTACGCTGCTCTGCTCTTCGAGTGTACTCCTCGTTATCTCTTAGTGCTTGGAGATTAGCCTTGCCTTGTTCATACTCGGCAATTCTATTCCTATCCATGTTACGGATAATTCTATCCGTCTCTTCCCGCATTCGAGCGATCTCAGACCTATCGAGTCTAATAGGGTTAAACCCGGAATCAGGACGTGTGGGGTTGTGTCTTAAGCGTGCCATTAGTTAACCAAAAGGATTGTTGAAAAGGTTACTTTGAACGGTACTAAGAGTTCTCTGTTGATTCCCCATATAGTTGATATTAGCAACTTGCATAGCGCCTTGAGCAGCAGCACCAACACCACTAACCAACGGACCCCAGACACTTTGCTCAACAGGTTTAGCCACAGCACCGGGAAGAACTTTCATAGGCTTAACAAAGATACGCTCAGGTGCCATTGTCGGAGGTGGCGCATAAGACAACCGTTCAGGTTTAATCATCACTTGTGCAGCAGCATTCAAATCAGCACCATATTTTTGCAAACTAATTTGTTGCATGTTACGTTCTGATTGAGAGATAGCACTAGCAATGTCAGCATCCAAGACACGCATATTGAATTGAGCGTCTGAGACGGCACTTGCAGCAGCATTATCAATGCTTTCCATTTGGATACCAAGCTTCTTCTCAAGGATAGAAGTCTCAACACCAAGTTCAGCCATCTTCAAAGCTGCTTGACGTTGCCTACCAGACAAGGTAGATGTCAACTCAGACATACCACGGTAGAAGTCAGCCATGGTTGCTTGAGCACCTTTACGCATTGAACCACCAGCTTGACGTAATTCATTTTGACCTTGAGCTTGGAGGTTCTCTACAAGAGCACTTTGCTTTTTAAAGTCAACTTGTTGTGTAAAATCCTTCAGGTTTTCTTGGATCTCAGTGGCTCCAAAGATACCTTTATTGGAAACACTTTGCATCTCCAATTGCGTCGTCCTACGGTTCAACACGTTCTCAGTCAACGTCTTTTGAAGACCCATTATTTGATCTTCACGAGAGAACATCTGCTGAGTAAAGAGACCAGCAAGAGCTGCACTCTCATTAGCAAAGGCTTGCTTAGCTGCTAGATCATTGAAATTCAGTTGTTGATCACGAATCTGAATATCTTTCTGATATTGACGTAGTGATTGGAGATACTGAAAGTCTTGGATTTCATTCTGACGTTGCCAGTTTTGCTGAGCAATTTGAAACTGGTAATCACGTTGAGCGTAGTAATTAGCTTTATCAGCTCTAAAGACTTCTCGGTTATACTTATTGGTTGCCTTAGCAATTTCTTTTTGCTGTTGAACCTGCTTTTTATAAGCTGCTTCCTGTGCTGCGTTTTGTTTAGAAGCTTGGGATGCACCAAAGATGCCACTAAAAAGACCTGTTGCAGCACCAATGCCTGCGAATATTGCTGCTGCCATAGTTAAGTCCTCCTATAGAAACGAGGTGAATAGTTACCTTCCCACATCATTGAAACCAATGATACAGGATATGGGAAATTACTTGTCACTTTTAATTCAAAATTTGTATTACGTTGGTGGATAGGTACAATAAAGCGGTGTTCAGGTTGAACTGGATTAGTATCTGATCCATAGTAATTAGCTTCTGCTACGTGTTGAACATCAGACCACTCATTAGATCCAGTAGAGCGTAGCTTAAATGTAACAGCACCTGTCCTACCAACAGAGAACTTAGCTCTAGATATAGTTAGTGTTGCTGTAAAATCGGTAGAAGTTTCGTTACGTCTAAAGTAAAACTTAGGTAGAGTTACATCAAACTCATAGTTATAACCTACAACGATACCATCAGCATAAGGTACAAAATTACCTTTTACTTCAAAGTAACGATAACCAGTTCCAGGTTCAGTACGTTCAGTAGCTGCTGCCCAGTAACCAGCATCAGACTCTAACAATGCTGCAGTGTTACCGATATCTGCTAAAGGTTTAGTAAGAAGCATTGCAGCTTCACGTTGTTGGAATGGTGTAAAGGGTACGTAGATCTTGGTTACATCATTCGGTTCATCATACACCACCGCATTGACACCTACAGCAGGCTGTACTGGGCGTGTAAACATATCTAGGCATGGATTACCGTTAACAGTACTAGAGCCCGCTACAACCTCTCCTGTGGGTATCTCATCAAGGGTGATGGTACCAAGGGTATACTCATCCTCATGTTGAGAAACAATCACCACTGAGTCATTCAAGATCTTAGCACTTTGAATAGTGCCAGGTAGTTGCCATTTAGTCCATGCTTGGAAGAGGTCTTTTTCTCCATTATTATAGTAACGGAATAAGTAAAGATAAGACGTATCCCTATCAATAAGCATGATCACTGAGTTCTGTGGACTTACAGTGAGATCATTGATAGACTCTGGGATCCACTCAAGGACCACCTTACTGATATCTACAACAGTTGGGTTCTGCTCTACATCACGAAGTTGAAGTGTAAATAGTTTACTGTAACCAGATACACGACTGACAAATGCGGATGTAGTACCGACATCAACTGGTGCAATGTTAGTATTCATCTCATAGTTAGATATGTTCCTGACAATAGTTGATGTAGGAGTCAAGACACTGCCATCTGTTGAAAAGACTTGGAACTGTTGGCGTTCACTGAAGATAATAAGACCTTGTGGAGATGGTAGAACATCAGACAAAGTAACAGGTCTAATGCTAGCAACATTCAAATCAATAGGATCTGATGCTGTTTGTGTAAGAGCCGATTTAACAAAGAAGTTGAATGGATCATTAGCTCTACTAAGGAAAATATTATCCTCAGAAAGTACACCAAATCTATTACTGTAGAAGAAAGTACAGGTAATAGGAGCACCTATAAATGATGGGATAGTGCTGGTTATATCATCACCAGTTGCACGGGCTGTCCATGCAATAGGTTTGAATTCAAAAGTAGTAGCACCTGTTCTAACCAATTGATACGGCATTGTAGAAGCATCAAGCCCAGGTGAGGCATCACGTGCCCTAGCTTCTTTCCAATAACCACGCCCTTTTACACCATCATAAGCTACAAATTCAACGTGATAATCATCCTCAGCTACAGCACTATTGAGGATCTTTACTGCATGACCGTTGAACGATTCAGTAGGAAGACGTGTAACATTCTCTGCTTCATCTTGGAAAGCAAAGAGAGAGTCATTAGTGATACCACCTTTTGCTGTGATAGTAAAGGTAGTGGGTGTACCTGTAACAGCTGAGTAATCAGTCTTAACTTGATTAGTACCAGTAGAACGCTTGATAACGATACTGTTTATGTAACTTTCTATATACCATGTTCCATTAAAATCAGCATTACCAGCAGTGTGTTGCCCTTTAATTCCTTCAACAATTTCATCAATTAGATGATGACTAAGATTGATATTACCTGAATCATAGATCAACATATCATCGAATGTTGTACTAGATTGAGCTGTTGCAGTAAAGGTAATGCCTTGAATAGTAACAGAGTAATCGAAGCTAGCTGTTAAAGTAGTGAGGATAACAGTAGCTACAGTATTAGCAACATAGGTACCAGCCGCTTGCATAGCGGTATTTACTGCCTTATTGGTAATTACTGTTGTATCCTGAACACTACGGAAGTGATAATCATTTTGTCCAGTGCCAGTTAGGTAACTGGTACCTGTGTTAGTGACAGTACACCATGTACCATTAGCTGCTGTCCAAACATAAATATTGGTACCTTTGATAGCTCCAATATAAGAACCATCAGCATCACGTTCAATGAAGAACCAAGCAGCACCTTCTAGCTCAGTTTTAGTGAAGTTAGAACCATCTGCTTTCTTAAGTACATTGGTAAACCTCATCCCAGTTCTTTTCAAAAGACCATAGGTAGGATCAGGATAACCATTAATGCACTCAGTAAGCTGACCGTTTAACTTCTTATCATCGTTTTGCTTAGAGACACCACCAAGAAAGTTAGGTGTTAATTGGGTTACAGCAGGCATTAGCGGTACAGTGTGTGATAAGGTTGATAACTTTGATAGTAGTTCTGACCTTGGGGACTACCAAAGAATGAGTGATCTCCTTGGGTACACTCATACTCCAGAGCCATAGCTCGTGCAAAGGCTTCCTTTTGTTGAAGCATTTGATACTGATTACCATCTCCAATAATACGACTAGAGACAATAGAAGCAGCACGTGCTACAATAAATGCTTGAATAGGAGTAGGAATATTCTCCCAATCAAAGTACCAAACAATATCTACATAGACAGTTTCATCAGTCCATTTGTATGAATGTGCTGTTCTATCGTAAAGCTTCCCACCACGATTGATGCTATCCCGATTCATGTTGATTGGATAGTTTTGATTCAAGTCCATCTGTAGGACATTATTAGGAATCAGGATTTCGTTATTAGAATTAGGTGTGATGGGATAGTCATATTCTTTATTGAATGTCCATCCCTCTGCCTGTACTTCACGAGACACTTCTCGAAGGGTGTTGAGTGCAATCGCAACGTCCGGGTTGGTTGGAGTTTCAACTCTACTTGTAACAATAGATTGAGTGAGAGCCCGTTCAGAGACAGTCTGTGAGATGTTCACAGTGTACTCATAAGTAACAGGGTCTGTAGCAGGTACAACTTCTACACCTGCAGTAGCAATGGACGTACCACTAGCAACACCAGTACCACCAATATAGGTACCAACTGGAATGTTAGCAGTAGTTGTTGTAAGGGTTGTACCAGAGATGGAACCAGTAAACCTATCAACCTCATTGATTACAAGAGTTTCTTCAGTTGTCAACGTTGTAACAGGAGCCTGACCAACTGACGCCAGGATCTGATTAACAGCTTGTAGCTCAGTGTTGGAGCCAGTAGTAGGGAAAGGCATAA